ACGTGTGGTTCTTCAGCAACTGCTTCAGCAAGTGCTTGTTGACCAGCAAGGATTGTACGGAACACGCGTGCACTTGAACCACCATCGGTGGCGTTGTACATACGTGGTGATTCGATGAAGTATGCACCTTCGAATGTTCCAATTTCTCCTGCCCAAATTTCGGCATTTGATTGGTATTCGTGTGGCAATCTCCAAGAAGCAGAACCTGTTTCAGCACGTAAGTCGTGTGAAACTTCTGGGTGTATTGCACACCAGTATAGGCTGCCCTTACGAGCAACTGCTTTACCTGCACGCAATTTAGCAACTGCAAGACGGATGTCTGCTGCTTTCAAGGTATGTGCACCAGTAACGTTTGTTGTTGCTGTTGCGCGTGTACCTGAAGCGTTGCTTGCGTAGATTACGTTTGTTCCAGCGCGAAGTTCTGTTTGAACAATTTCGTCAATGGAATCTGCCATATTGAACGCAACGATATTTGCAATCGCTGGGTCAACTTCAGCAAGTGACATTAATTGCAGTTTGCGAGTGGTCAACACTGCGTTACCGTATTCGTTAAGAACAACAGTTACTGCAGTTGGTGCACCAATTGCTACTGAATCTGGGTCAACTTGTTCTGATAGAGCAGTTGTTGCCTTTGATAGGTCGCTGTAGATTTGGAATACTACAGATGAGCCTGGCATTGATTGGCGTGCTGGACGTTTGTCAGCGACTGAACGTAGTAATGGTTGAGAGCGAAGTGCGAACTCAACTAGACGGTCGTATGCTTTTTGTACGAGACCTGCACCATTGGATGGTGTAAAGGTTCCTACGTTATCAGCACTTGTATATTGACCGCCACCAAGACCACCGTTAGTATTTGCTGTACCGCCAGATAACGCTGTATATACGTTAGGCATTTCGGTTTATTTCCTTAGTTAGTAGTTAGAGCCTAAATCTCTCCACCTTGTTGAAAAATCATATTTGTGATTTCATCAGCAGATTCTGCATTCTGTAATCTTAAATACAAATCATCAAGTCCAGCAGGAGACTGGGCATTAGCAGTAACAGAATCGATTTGTCTGAGTGTAGCCAAATCAGGCTTCACATCATCGGGCGTCTGTACTGTTAAACCAAAGACATCAGCATTCTCTGCAATCCAGTTATCGATAACATCTGGATTAGCCTCAATATCTTGAGGAATGAATTTTGCTATCTTTGGACTTACGCCCTTGCTTTCAAGAACTGACTTGATAACGTTTTGACGTTGCTCAGTCTTAATCGAAGAAAGTTGTCCTTCCATTTCGGAAAGCATTTTAGATTTAGTTTTCAACTCCTTACGAAGTTGCTTTAATAAATCGCTTTCTGATTGTTGACTTTGATTAATATCATCATCGTCATCTTCCCATTCTTGATATGTGTTGCTCATCGCAACGCTCCCATTCTATTGTTGTTAGTCGCAAGCCTCACGTTAAATCTGGGGGGATTCAGGTGGCTCTTGCTACCAGTCTTGTTACTCTCGTAGGGGCTGGTTGGTCCTACTGAGGGTCTAAATTGCGCCTGCTGTTCGCTGCGCTAATGAAGCAGTTGAAATACCTGCTTGTCCACCAAATGTGGCTTGTTCTCTTTCTTGAAGTTTTTTACGGCGTTGTGATGCTAAACCAAAGAACGCTTCTTGTTCAAGTTCCTTAGTAAGACCAGGTGTTTGGTCACCGTAAATTTCTGAAAGTTTTGTTATAGTTGGTTCAACTTGTGCAATGTTTGCATAGGCTTCTCTTGAAAGATTACCAATCTGTTCAGTTGATAAACCACTTGTGCTTAATTGTTTTTCAAGTTGACTAATATTTTCTTCAGCAACATTTATATTACTTAATGCTGCACCTGTACGAATCTGTGCTTTACGAAGACTTGTTTCTAACTGGTCAATACCTTCAGGTCCTCGCATTAAAGCAAGAGCAATTTGTGAACGTTGCTTAGTTGGGTCACCAACACCATAAGCACCCAAGTAATTACTTAACTGAGTTTTTAAAACATCTGGTGCTTTGTCAATTCTAGCAAACACATTATCAACACGAGTCTTAGCCTCATCAATTGAGACAGCCCCACCAATTAAAGAATTATATGTTTCTTGATTAGCAAGTTCACCAAGATTGTATTGGTTAAATAAATCACGATAAGTTTGTTCAGCAGTAATATATTGACCTGGTGAATACACAGGTAACCCTAATGCTTTACGACCTTCGTTACCAGCAAAACGTGTCTTGTATGCTTGAGTTTCAGGTAACATAAGTGATGCTTCTTCAGCACCATATCCTTCTGTCATAAATCTTTTAATCTCAGGAACTAAAGTATCTAAACCGTTATCTTTAAATTCTTTTTCAAGAAGAGCAAAAGCACTACGACGACTCTCATCTTTTGCTGCAGCAGCAGGGTCAGGTAAAGTTGCACCACCAATAGTTTCACTTGTACCATCGTTATAAAAAATAGTTATACTACCATCAGCGTTAGTAACCCTGTTAGTAATTGTTTTAGCAATAGGTGCATTACCTGCAGGAGTTGCACCAGCAGCAGTAACACCTGGAACTTTAAAAGTTGTACCAGAGAACAAAACAGTTGAACCTGCTTTTTGTCTAGCAGCCAAAGTTTTGTTAGCAGAAATTGCTTGGTTAATTTGTGAAGCAGTAACTTTTTGTCCAGTTGCAGCACTTACTGCTTTAGCAATAGATGCAGCAGTGTCCCCTTTTTGGACAGTTACTCTACCAGTATTTTTATCTACCTTTGCCATTTATCTTAACCCAAAATCTTGAAGAATTTTATTTGCATAACCTGCAGCCTCTTCACGAGCATTGTTTGTGTATTCCCATTGTGGACTGTTACGTAACATTTTGTTAAAGTCAGTAAAGTTAGGAAGAGTTGTTAAAGCATTTTGAACATACCTGTTATCAAGTTTAATTGTTTCAGGATTAATCTCTAAAACATTAGCCATTCTGTTAATATATTGTGAAGCAATATCTTTAACAGTTAAACCTTGGTCAATAAATTGTGAAAGGTTTTGATACATTGCTTTAGCAGTGTTTTGAATTTTAGTTCTAACTGTTTCAATAGAAGTCTTATCTCTTAAACCATTAAGAGCATATTGACGTACCTCAGCATCAGATAACGAAACGTTATAATCAGCAGCGATTCTACGAATATCACGAAGGTTAGCACCTATTGCACCACCAGCATTTTCAATACCTTTAGTGTCAATATATTTAGAAACAAAATCTAAAGCAAGTTCTTCACGGTCTTCATTTGTCACACCAGGTGTAACTATTTGTGTAGTAGTGGAACCTGTACGAACAGTTTTCTGTTTAGAAACTTTAGTCTTTTCAAGTTTGTTTAATGCTTTAAAGTATTTTTCAAAGTCTTTAGCATCAGCATCCATACCAACATAGTCACGCATAAGACTATTAAAATAATCGTAAGCATCTTCTCTGCTTGTAATAGATGGTTGAATTAGTGTGGTTGTTCCATCACCTAAACCAAGCATATCTTGATTAAGTGTTACTTCTTCATTGAACCAAGTACTGAATTCTTTTTTTCTATTTTCACCTAATGAGTAACCATCAAGTATTTTATTCCAAGCAGAGTTAGCAGCAGTAGTATTCTTTGGTGAATAACCTGGGTTAAACGCTTGAATGTATTGTAAGATTTCTCTTCTAACATTTTCATCTTGGCTTTTGGAAAACAAATCATAGGCTTGACCAACAGGATAAGATTTATTACCTATACGAATATTACCTGAACCAACAGTGGTTGAGCCACCAGAAGTATTGGTGCGTGAACCACCTTGACCGTATAATTCTTCCCAGTTATTTTGATTATTTTGTGGGACTAATGGGGGTTGAACCATTATTTATAAACTCCAAATCCATCTTGTTCAAGAAATCTGTCATACCAAAGTGCAAACTTAGGAGAGTTACGTTTAGCATCTGCAACAAAATTATCTACAGTTTCTCTTAAGGCTGCGTTACTTGCCGATTCAATATCAGATGACCTACTGTTTTGTAGTTCATTACTTATGTAATCTCTGAAATCCATATACTCAACAAGCCATTGAAAGGCTGGTTCGTTCTTAAACCAATCACTATTAGTAAACTGTTCGTCTTCTAATATTGCGTCTACGCTACGTAAAGTGGCTTTATATTTATCAATCTTAAAGCCTTCTTTGTAAGTGTTATACCAATCAGGGTTAACATCTTTTTGGTCTTCAACGAATTGTTTCTTTGCATCTTTAAGCCATCCTGCGCCACGAGAGTTAACGGAAACAAAT